CCCGACACCGGGGAGATAAGCGACGTACCAAACGCAGAGGACGGCGAAATTGACGTGTAAGCGGCTTTCAAGTCGCGGTTAATATTCTTTATGCCTTGAATGAATCGGCGGCTTGTAGCGCGTTGTGGACGGCTTACGGCGGGCGCGTGAAAGGTACTGCCAACGCCAACGAAAGCCCGCGGGTTCGGCGACCCCGGGACGTGTCCAGATACAACATTTTTTTAATCACTTCCGCCTTTCGGGGCGGCGCTTTTATAAGGGGGGACAAAGACGGCGCAAAGGAGGGAAAGCCCTTGAAGCTGTATGATGTGAAAGCGGTTGCCCGATTCCTTGATATTTCAGAACGGCGCGTCCGTCAGCTAAAAGATGAAAACGTCATTCGGGAATATAAGGGAATGGCGGGGTTGTATGACCTTGTGCCAACGATTCACGCTTATATCAACTATTTACGCAAGCGGAATCCCGAAAGCGCGGAAAATATCGACTATAACACGGAGCGGGCAAAACTTGTTAAGGCAAAGCGGCTCAACGAGGAATACGACTTGCGCGTAAAAGAGGGCGATTTACACACCTCCGCCGATATTGAAAGCGTTATGTCAAATATGCTGATAAACTTTAAAAGCCGTCTTATGGCAATACCCGCTAAATTGTCCCCTATGCTTTCAAAAAAGACCGATAAAGCGGAAATAAGCAAGATTTTAAAAGACGCAGTGGACGAAGCATTGAACGAGCTTTCGGACTTTGACCGCACATTCGGAAACGGAGGGAATGACAATGAAAGCGGCGACCCGTGATTTGTTCAGGCGCATTTTTGCCGTGCTGAAGCCCCCGCCCGATATGTCATTATCACAATGGGCGGACGCAAAACGCGTCTTATCAAAAAAGACCTCCGCAGAGCCGGGGCGTTGGAAAACAAGCAAAGCGCCGTATCAAAGGGAGATAATGGACGCTATTTCAGATGTTGCGGTGCAAAAGGTTGTTGTTATGAGCGCCGCACAAATCGGAAAAACGGACGGATTTATTCTAAACCCTATCGGTTACTATATGGACTATGACCCGTCCCCGATTATGGTAATGCAACCGAATCTTCAAATGGGCGAATCGTTCAGCAAGGACAGACTTTCGCCAATGATACAAGACACGCCCGCGCTTCGCGAAAAGGTAAGCGACAAAACGCGCAACAGCGGAAATACAATTCTGCACAAGGAATTTCCGGGCGGGCATATAACCATTGTTGGGGCAAATTCTCCGTCGGGATTGCGAAGCCGTCCGATTCGGATATTGCTTGCTGATGAAATAGACGGCTACCCCGCCACGGCGGGCAAAGACGGCGACCCGCTGCTTCTTGCGTCAAAACGTTTAACCACGTTTTGGAATAAGAAAGAGGTTTTTATTTCAACGCCGACAGTCAAAGGCGCGTCGAGAATTGAAATAGAATTTGAGAACAGCACGCAAGAGATTTGGCACGTTCCTTGTCCTGCTTGCGGCGAATACCAGCCGTTGGAATGGGCGCAAGTCCATTTTGACAAAAACAACCTTGATGAAATCAATTACGTTTGTTCAAAGTGCGGAACGGTGAGCAGTGAAGTTGAATGGAAAGAACTTTTTGTCAAGGGTAAATTTTCCCCGCGCTTCCCGGATAGAACGGTGCGCGGTTTTTATTTGAACTCCCTTGCTTCGCTCTTTGTTGAGTGGCGGGAAATAGTTGAGAAATTTCTTGTTGCTAATGACGAAAAGAAAAAAGGCAACATTGAAATGCTCAAAGCGTGGACAAATACCGAAATGGCGCAGACTTGGGAGGAGGAGGGCAACGAAATTGACAACGATTCGCTGTATAAGCGCCGCGAGAAATACAATTGCGAAGTGCCAAATGGCGTGCTTGTCCTGACGGCGGGCATTGATACACAAGATGACCGATTTGAAATTGAGGTTGTCGGGTGGGGTGTTGACCGCGAAAGTTGGGGTATAAAGTACCAAATCATTTATGGAAATTTAGACCAACAACCCGTTTGGGACAGTTTGGACGCTTTTTTGAACCAAACATTTACCCGCGCGGACGGCTCAAAAATGAAAATAATTCGCGCTTGTATGGACGCGGGCGGGCATTATTTCAATCAAGTTTTAAAATTCTGCAAGAAGCGTTTTGCCCGTGGAATTTTGCCGATAAGAGGGCGTGACGGGTTCGACGTTCCGTATATACCGCGCCCGTCCAAAAACAACAGGGAGCAAACCCCGTTGTTTACATTGGGCGTTGATACGGGCAAAGCATTGGTTTATCAGGCGCTTGCAGTTACGGAAGAGGGCGCGAATTATTGCCACTTTCCGAGAGAGAGCGACCGAGGATATACGGAGGACTATTTCAAGGGGCTAACGGCTGAACGAATGGTTTTGACTTACACAAAAGGCAAAGCGCATTATGTTTGGCGGCTAAAGGAGAATTGGACGAAACGAAATGAACCCCTTGATTGTAGGGACTATGCACGCGCCGCATTGGAAATTTCGGGCGTTGTGCTGAAGAAAAAGGACGAAAACACAACCGCCGCAACGGGAACAGGCGGAAAGCGCCGCGGGCGGCAAACACGTTCGGGAGGTATTTAAATGGCGGGAATTACGTTAAAAGAAGCTCAAAAGCATTTAAAAATTTGGCTTAAAGCCGAATCGGAAATTGCAACAAGTCAAAGCTATACGATTGGCACACGAACCTTGACGCGTGCGAATCTCAAAGAGGTACGCGACCAAATCAAATTTTGGGAAAACAAAGTCGCGGAGCTTGAAAGCGCGGCGGCAAACAAGGGCAGAAACCGCGTATATAGAGCCGTGCCGCGCGATTTATAAAGGAGTGAGCGGCTTTGAATCTGATTGACAAGGTTGTTTCGGTGTTTTCGCCCGAAACGGCATTAAAACGTGTTGGAGCGCGAAAAAGGCTTGATATAGTCAACAGCGGTTACAGTAATTACGGCGCTTCACACACCAAAAAATCACTTTTAGGGTGGTTATATCACGGCGGCAGCGCCAACGAGGATATACAATACAACTTGTCAACGTTGCGTCAGCGTTCGCGTGATTTGTATATGGGTGTTCCTCTTGCTACAAGCGCTATAAAGACTATGCGCACAAATGTTGTTGGTACGGGGCTTGTTCTTAAAAGTCAAGTCGACTACGAATATTTAGGTTTGACAGAGGAACAGGCGGAGCGGTTGGAAAGCGATATTGAGCGCGAATTTGCTTTGTGGGCTAATTCCGAAGCGTGCGATATAGAACGGTTTGACAATTTCGCCGAATTACAACAGCTTGCATTTATGAATTGGCTTTTATCGGGTGACGTAATAGCGCTAATGCCGACAACAAAGCGAAAAGGCATACCGTATGATTTGCGGATAAGACTTATTGAATCCGACAGAGTGTGCGCCCCCGCGGGCAAAGAGCTTGACCCGCAGTTTGTCGGCGGCGTTGAAACAAACCGCGCGGGAGAGGTTGTCGCGTACCACATACTTAATATACACCCGTTGTCTTACGAAACCAACGAAGCGCTCGAATGGGTGCGCGTTGAAGCGTTCGGAGCAAAAACAGGGCGGCGGAATGTTCTGCACATAATGAATCGTGAGCGTATAGGACAGCGGCGCGGTGTTCCGTTTATTGCGCCTGTTATTGAAGCATTAAAGCAAATGGGGCGTTATATGGACGCTGAACTTGTTGCGGCGGTTGTAAGCGGTATGTTTGCGGTTTTCATTCAGAAAGGCGACAACAGCGGGGAGGGTATGGCAATAGGCGAGGTTATCCCCGAAAATGAACAAGTCAGCAGCGCACCAAACGACATTGAAATCGGCAACGGTTCAATTATTGACTTGGAGGAGGGCGAAACCGCAAACCCGGTATCGCCGGGCAGACCAAACGCAAATTTTGACGGATTTGTAATTGCAATATCACGCCAAATCGGTGCGGCGTTGGAAATTCCATACGAATTGCTTGTAAAGAATTTCACCGCGTCATACAGCGCTTCACGCGGTGCGCTGCTTGAAGCGTGGAAATCATTCAGTACATACAGAAATTGGCTTGCAAAAGATTTTTGTCAACCGATTTATGAAGAATGGCTTGCTGAAGCAGTCGCCAAAGGGCGCATAAATGCGCCGGGGTTCTTTTCCGATATTTCGATTAGAAAGGCATACAGTGGCGCAGAATGGAACGGTCCCGCGCAAGGGTTGTTGAATCCCGTGCAAGAGGTTCAGGCGGCGGAAATGCGAGTAAACAACGGATTTTCCACACGCGCCCGGGAATCACGAGAGATGAACGGAAGTGATTTCTATAAAAACGCAAGGCAGCGCAAGCGC